TACCAAAGAGGAATACGAGGAGTTCTTACAGCTCGGAGCTATCAAGGTGAAATCAGTTGACGGTCAAGCCGCCGATGTTGGTGTAGTCACCACAGAGCTGAATCAGTCACAGTCACAGACGCTCAAGGACGATTACTACGGTGCTGTCCTCACGATTTGCGGTATGCCTAACCGTAACGGTGGTTCTTCTACCAGCGATACCGGGTCGGCTGTATTGCTCCGTGATGGCTGGTCAGACGCAGAAGCCCGAGCCAAGGACAGTGAGAATGTTTTTAAGCGTTCTGAAAAGAAAATGCTCAAGCTGGTGCTTCGTATCTGCCGAGACCTCGGCGATGTAAACCTCAAATTGAGGGATATTGATATGAAGTTCACTCGTAGAAATTACGAAGCGATTCAGAGTAAATCACAGGTGCTTATCTCTATGTTACAGCAACCTAAGATTCACCCACAGCTCGCATTTCAGCACAGTGGTATGTTCTCCGATTCCGAGAGTGCGTACACCATGAGTATGAAATATTACGAGGAGCAACAGGCGAAAGCCGAAGCTCTCGCAAAGAAGACACAAACGCCGGACAATCCGAAGGAAGACCCAGCGAATGATGATGTTTAAGCGGTAACGCTTGGATATAGGTCAGAGAAGACCTAAAAACGCAGACAGTCAGAGAAGACTTAAATCGCAGACACATTCACAGAAGAATTAAAAAGACAAGGAGGACTTTTGTATGGCAAAGGTTGATTTAACCAAAATCGAGGGTTACGAGAATATGACCCCGGAACAGAAAATCGCCGCTTTGGAGGGGTACGAACATGAAGACCCGGATTACAGCGGTTATGTGAAGAAGGACGTATTCGACAGAACAGCTTCGGAGCTGGCTGGTGTTAAGAAACAGCTCAAGGACAAAATGACGGACGATGAAGCCGCAAAGCAGAAAGAACAGGAAGAACGTGAGGAGTTGCAGAAGAATTATGAAGCTCTACTCCGTAAAAGCACTGTTGCAGAGCATAAGGCAGAATTGCTCGGCATGGGTTATGACGAGAAGCTGGCACAGGAAACAGCCGAAGCTATGGCTGACGGTGATACTGCAAAGGTTTTTGCAAATCAGAAGAAGCACCTCGAAGCAGTTGAAAAGAAGGTTCGTGCAGAAGCTCTTAAAGATACGCCAAAACCGACAGGCGATGGAGATTCCAAGACAATGACGCTTGAGAAGCTCCGCAAAATGACACCACAGGAAAGATACAATTTCTCGGTGTCCAATCCCGAAGAATACAAAGAATTATATGGAGGTAAAGAATAATGGCTCATAAGATTTATGACAATTTCTATCTCTCTAATGAGATTGAAGACCAGTTCAATTCCCATTTGGACTTACAGCAGTTCTGTACTGTTGATAACTCTCTTGTGGGTACTGCTGGTATGAAGCGTAAGATTAACGTCTACACCGCTACCGATGGTACTGAAAAGCTCGGCATGGGTGAAGGTAACACTAAGGCGATTGAAGTTTCTTACACCGATAAGGAGTACGAAATCTTGCTCGCACAGAACCACTTCACTTACTACGATGAACAGGAAATGACTGACCCTATGCTCGTTCCTGTTGGTCTCCGTCACATGGGTACTGATATGTTCAATACCGTGAACGCAGATATTTTCGCAGAGTTTAACAAGGCTACTCTCACTGTCAATGTTGACGCACTCAATTTCGGTGCTTTCGCTGACGCTGTGGCTAAGTTGAATCTTGAGAAAATCGAGGGTGTAAGCATTTTTGCTTTCGTATGTGCTGACGATATGGCGGCTATCCGTAAGAACCTCGGTGAAGACCTCAAGTATGTTGAGAGCTTCGCTCGTGCTGGTTACGTTGGTACTGTTGCTGGTGTAAACATCTACACCAAGAAGGACGCTGTTGCTGGTACTGTAATCGTTGCAACTCGTGAAGCTGTAACTATCTTCAACAAGAAGGGTACAGAGGTTGAGACTGAACGTGACGCAGACCACAGAAAGAATGATATTTACTCTCGTAAGTATTATCTTGCGGCTCTCACTGACGCTACTAAGGCAGTCAAGATTGTCGTTACAGAAGCACCATAATAAATAACAGGAGGACAACGCTATGTATGAAGTAGTTAGAAGATTCCGTGATACCAAGAATAACGACCATGTTTACGAGGTAGGTGATACCTACCCTGTATCCGGGTACAAACCTAACAAGGGTCGTATTGATGAATTGGTAAAAGGAACTAACAAGTATGGGAAGGTCTACTTGAAGGAAATCAAGGAAGACAACCCTTCCGGGGAAGGTACTAATCCCGATGGTGACAACCCTTCCGGGGAAGGTACTAATCCCGATGGTGACAACCCTTCCGGGGAAGGTACTAATCCCGAGGAGTAAGTAAAGGAGGTGGACAACATGAATGAAAATGAAAAGTTGATTGCTCTCCGAGCTATGGTCGGCGGCACTGATACTGACGAGGTGCTGTCCACCTATCTTAAACTTGCTGGTCGAAAGATTATCGCAAGAGCTTTTCCGTATGATTCATCGGTAACGGAAGTTCCAGCACGGTATGACGCTCTCCAATGTGAGATTGCGGCATATATGCTGAATAAGCGTGGTGCAGAGGGACAGACCTCACATTCAGAGAATGGTATCTCTCGCTCCTATGAGAACGCCGATATTCCGGCTTCCATGCTCAAAGTAGTTACTCCTCATGTGGGGGTAATCAAATGAGGTGCATGAGCAGAAACAAGGTACGCTTCCACTACGCTCCGTATGAGGGCAAAGAGCCTATCACCGATGAATACGGAAATGTTACAGGGGAGTACGATGTTAAACACGGAAATCCGAAGGAGCATTTCGCCAATATCTCTGCCGCAAAGGGTGAAACCACTACTCGGCAGTTTGGTGAAAATGAATCCTACGACAAGGTAATTGTCATGGATAATGACGCTCCGGCTATTGACGAATACTCAATACTTTGGGTCGATACCGTTCCACAGCTTGAAGCTGACGGTAGCTTGAGTAAGGACGAAAACGGTAAGGTGCTTACACCTCACGATTACGTTGTGAAAAAGATTGCTCGTAGTATGAACAGTGTGTCGATTGCGATAAGCAAGGTGAACGTCAGTGGCTAAGAGAATTATATCTTTCGGATTATCGAGCAGTGACATTGATAGAGCTATTAAGGAGCTGGCAGATTACAAACAAGACATTCTGAAAAAGACAGACCTCCTCCGAGAAAAGGTCGCACAGCGGCTCGCTGATGAAGCCGAAAAAGGCTTCAACGGTGCAGTATTGGACGATTTAATCAAAGGAGGAACGAAGTTCGCACAAGTCGATGTGTCGGTTGATAACCGTGGCTCGGTTACAGTCGTTGTGGCGAACGGTGAAGACGCTGTGTGGATTGAGTTTGGTGCTGGTGTGTACCATAATGGCTCGCCCGGCAGTTCCCCTCACCCGAGTGGTGCGGAGCTGGGCTTTGTAATCGGTGGATTTGGTAAAGGCAACGGTAAAAAAGAGACTTGGGGTTATTACGAGGAGGGCGAATTAAAGCTCACTCGAGGTACTCCGGCTACCATGCCAATGAGCCGAGCAATCACCACCGTATGTGACGAATTATCAGAAATAGCGAAGGAGGTGTTCGGGTGATTGACGTTGAAACAGAGGTATTCAATACCGTAGCGAGTAAAGTGCGAGAGAAATATCCTTCAATCTTTATGACTGGTGAATACGTTAAATCTCCGTCCTCTTTTCCATGTGTCTCTCTCATTGAAGTGGACAATCAGATTTATCGTAACACTCGCACAAGCGATTGTATTGAGAATCACGCACAGGTGCTATACGAAGTGAATGTCTACTCTAACAAAAAGAGTGGTAAGAAAGCTGAATGTAAGGCGATTATCTCCCTTATTGACGCAGAGCTTCAAGCACTGGGATTCACACGAACCTTGATGAATCCTGTCCCTAACGAGGAGGACGCAACAATCTACCGAATGGTAGGCAGATATAGAGCAATCGTCTCTAAAGACAATGTAATTTACAGGAGGTAAAGAATCATGGCTATTAGCACTTATAAGATTTTTCTTATGCAGAAGAACGCTGACGCATGGGAAAAGCTGATTGACATTAAGGACTTCCCGGATTTGGGTGGTGCTCCCGAAATGTTGGAGACAACTACTCTCTCTGACAAAATGCAGACTTACATTCCGGGTATTCAGAGCATGGACGCTCTCGCTTTCACAGCGAATTATACCAAGGAAGACTACACTAAGCTCAAAGCCCTTGAGGGTACTGAAAAAGAGTACGCAGTGTGGTTCGGTGGCACTGAGACAGAAGGTAGCCTTGTTCCTACTGGTTCTGACGGTAAGTTCGCTTTCAAGGGTCAGCTTTCCGCATACCCTGTTGGCGGCGGTGTAAATGAAGTTGTAGATATGAATATTTCTATCGCACCTTCTACACCTATCGAAATGGTAACTGAGTAACAAGGAGTGAAAATCAAACCAGTACCTTTTCGGAGGGCTGACCGTCACAGTCGGGTACTTTGTTAAAAGATTAAGGAGGACAAAACCATGAGTAAACAGTTGGTATTTACTTTTGAAGACAAGGAATATACGCTCGAGTTCAATCGCAGAACCGTAGCAGAAATGGAGAAGAAGGGATTCATCGCTTCGGACATTACCGATAAGCCTATGAGTACCCTTCCAGCTTTGTTTGCCGGAGCGTTCCTTGCACATCACAGATTCGTTAAACAGGACGTAATCGAAACAATCTATTCAAAACTTACCAAGAAGGAGGATTTAATCGGCAAGTTGGCTGAAATGTATAACGAACCGATTATGGCTCTTGTAGAAGAACCCGAGGAAGACAAGGGAAACGTGAACTGGACAGCAACTTGGTAAGTGACTTGCTGTCCTCCACTGAGGGGAGTGGTGGTGTTTCTGCCACTACTCCCCTTAAAACTTACACGGAGAAATTCAATGAGCTTTTTCCGTACTATTTGTCACTCGGTATGAGCGAGGAGCAATACTGGGATAGGGATAGTCAGTTGGTTGTTGCCTATCGTAAAGCGGAAGAACTCAGAATGAACAAGGTAAATCAAGAAATGTGGTTACAGGGTGCGTATGTGTACGAAGCTCTGTGCCGAGTATCTCCTGTCCTTCATGCTTTTGCTAAGAAGGGGACGAAACCTATGCCTTATGTTGGTGAACCATTTGCTATCACAGAGAAACAAGCTGAGTACCAACAGGAAGAAAAAGAGAAGAAAATCTTCGACAAAGGCAAAACGCTTATGGAAGGATTTATGGCGAAACACAATAAGAAATTTGAAAGGAAGTGAGAATAATGTCTACTACAATCGAACAGTTGGAACTCGAGGTACAGTCGAACGCTACATCGGCTATTTCGAGTATAGACGCTCTTACTTCTACCCTTGGTAAGTTGAAGACTGCCACAAAAGGCGGTTTAGGTTTGAACGCTGTAGCCAAACAGCTTACTACACTCAACAACGCCCTCAGCGGCGTTAGTGGTGCAAATGCCGAGAATCTCAACAAGTTGGCACAAGGATTACAGACGCTTTCAAATTGTGGAAAACTCAAATTGTCTTCGTCTGTAGCAACACAAATTACGAATATCGGGACTGCCACTCGGAGCTTACAGGGTGCGGATTTTACACCGTTACATGATTTGGCTAATGCTCTCACGCCTTTGGCGAATGTGGGTAAGGCTAATCTGAACAGTTTTATCTCTCAGTTACAGAGATTACCGCAAGCAGTACAGGCTCTCAGTACCGTGAACATGGGAGCATTGAGTAGTAATATTACTCAGCTCGTGTCGGTACTTACACCGCTCACGCAAATGGGTAAGAATAATCTCACTTCCTTCGTAACACAGTTGCAGAAATTACCACAGGTAATGACAGCCCTACAGTCTGTGAATATGGGTACTCTCGCTTCACAAGTTCAGCAGTTGGCTAATGCTTTAGCCCCGTTGGCTACTCAAATGCAGTCTATCGCAAACGGTTTCTCTGCTTTCCCGGCACGAATCCAGCGATTGATTCAGAGTACAAACAATCTGACTACTGCAAACAACAGAGCTTCCACCAGTTATACAAATCTTGCGGCTAAAATCGGTCTCGCAGTTGTAGCGATAAAACGTGCGGCAAGTATCGTGGCAAACTGGATTAAGAGTGCAAGCCACGCCGCCGAGGTCACGAATCAGTTCACTGTTTCGCTCGGTGAGTTTGCAAAAGAAGCCAAAGAGTACGCTGACATTGTGTATGACATTATGGGTATCAAGCCTGTGGAATGGTTGGAAAACCAAGCGGTATTTATGACCTTGGCAAAAGGTTTTGGTATCGCAAGTGACCGAGCTTATGTAATGAGCCAAAACCTCACACAGTTGGGTTATGACTTAACCTCTTTCTTTGACCTCGAAGGTGGTTTTGAGGAAGGTATGCAGAAGTTACAATCTGCGTTCGCTGGTGAGCTTGAGCCTGTTCGTAGACTTGGTTACGACCTCTCTGTTGCTCGTCTGCAACAGGAAGCCTACAACCTTGGTATTAAGAAAAGCGTAAGTGCTATGACACAGGCTGAAAAAGCTGAGTTGCGTTACTACACGCTTATGACACAGGTTACATGGGTACAAGGTGATATGGCTCGTACCTTAGAATCCCCTACCAATCAGCTTCGTATTTTCAAAGCTCAGTTACAAATGGTGGCACAGGATTTAGGTAGTTTGTTTATCCCTATTCTCAATAAAGTTCTTCCTTATCTGATTGCATTTGCGAAGGTACTCAGAAATATTATCTCCCTACTCGCAAGTTTCGTAGGTATTGACCTCTCGGGCGGCGTTGACTGGGACGGTATTACTGACGGAAGTACAGGTGTAGCAGACAGTTTGGAAGACGCAACGTCTCAAGCCAAAGAGCTTAAAAAGGCAATGCTCGGTATTGACGAGTTGAACATCATTTCTCCGAATGAAGATACTTCGGGTGGAGGAGGTTCGGGAGCTGGCGGTGGTCTCGGTATTGAGTTACCTACCTACGATTTCCTCGAAGGTGCGATGAATAATCGTATTGAAGAAATCCTCACGAAAATGAAGGAATGGCTCGGTCTTACTGAGGATATTGACACTTGGAGTGAGTTCTTCCACACAAGGCTCGGTAGAATCCTTACTACAGTAGGTGCTATCGGTATCGGTCTTGCCGCATGGAAAATCTCTCAGAGTGTACTCAACGGTCTCATGCTTATGACACAGCTCAAGAAAGCTGGACTTGGTAACGCCCTCACAATGAGTATCGGTATCAGTCTTACGCTTGGCGGTCTCGCCCTTGAATGGTCGGGTATCATTGACGCAATTCAGAACGAACTCAACGGTATGAACTTCGCTCAGATTATCGCTGGCGGTTTGTTCACCACAGGTGGTATGGGTGTTATCGGTAAGGCTCTTGCAACGTGGATTACTACTACCTTCGGTGGAAGTGCGGTAGCTACTGCTATCACTACAGCGGCAACTAATTTATCTACTGCTTTAGGTATTGAAATCGGTGTAGCCGGAGCTGGTGCTATTGTCGGACTTGGTGCTGGTGGTATTATCGCTGGTATTCCGATGATGTTCACAGGTATTTGGGACGCTATCAAAAACGGTCTTGACTGGCTGAGTGCTTTACTCATTCCGGCTGGTTCGACCTTGGCTGGTGCTGGTGTCGGTGCTATTTGTGCGGCGGCTGGTACAGCGATTACACCGGGTATCGGTACTCTTATCGGTCTTGCGGTCGGTCTCGTGATTGACGGTGTGATTCTGATTTGTCAGCACTGGGAGGAAATTACAACATTCCTCAAAAATTTCTTTACGGTTACTGTACCGGGATTGTGGAGTAAATTCACAACTTGGTTGAAAAAAGTACCAAAAGAACTCGGAAAATTCTTCAAAGAATTACCGGGTAAAATCAGTGAATGGTTCGATGATTTGTGGCAACCGATTAAGGATTACGACTGGAACGGTCTTGGTTACAACATCGGACAGTGGTTCGGTAATGCGTGGAAATCCGCAGTGAATTTTGTAACGGTTACTATCCCGACATGGTTTACGGATATGTGGGAAAGTATCAAATCTGCTTTCAAGCAGTTTTTCACCGTTACTCTCCCTACATTCTTCACACAGACGATTCCGAATGTGGTTACGAAGATAGGCGAGTTCTTCAAGGCTCTGCCGGGAAAAATTTACAATGCGTTTATCTCCGCTAAACAGTCCATCGTTGATATAGGCACAGCCATTATTGACGGTATTTGGGAAGGTCTACAGACCATTTGGACAGCTATCACAGATTTCGTAGACGGTTTCGTACAGGGCTTCAAGGACGCTCTCGGTATTCACTCTCCTTCGACAGTCTTCAAGGCTATCGGTGAGGATATTGTAGCTGGATTGTTACAGGGTATCGAAGGTTTCAGAAACATGGCGAATACAGTCAAGGAATGGGGAGCAAGCGTAATCGAATGGTTCACCAAAGGTGAAGACGGTAAGAACATTGTAGACCATTTCAAGGAAATCGGCGGCAATATCATCGGCGGTTTCAAGGACAAAATCAAGACCACTTACACCACTGTAAGCTCAAGCGTTACAACATGGGCTTCTAAGGTTAAGGAGTGGTTCACAAGCAGTTCCTTCGGTGGAGTTAATCTCACTACCTTCGGAACATACGCAAGCAACGTGTTGAATGGATTTAAGGATAAAATCAGCACCACTTATACGAACGTGAAAAGCAGTATCACAACTTGGGCTTCTAAAGTTAAAGAGTGGTTTACCAGCGGTTCGTTTGGAGGTGTAAATGCAACCTCCTTCGGTACGTTTGCAAGCAACACTATTACAGGTTTCAAGGACAAGATTTCCACGACCTATACCAACGTCAAGTCTTCTATCACGACATGGGCGAGCAAGGTAAAAGACTGGTTCACAAGTGGGTCTCATGGTGGTGTAAACGCCACAACATTTGCGAATTATGCGAATGGTGTAATTACAGGATTTAAGGACAAAATCTCCGGGGCGTACACAAACGCAAAATCCTCGATTACAACATGGGCTTCTAAGGTTAAGGACTGGTTCTCGGGAAGTTCCCACGGTGGAGTTAATAGTAGCACATTTGCTACCTACGCAAGCAACGTAATCAATGGATTCAAGAATTACATCGGTAGTTACTATACCAATGCAAAATCCAATATGGAGACGTTTGCAAGCAAAGTTAAGGGTTACTTCACAGGTACAGTTTCCTACAGCTCGTTTTACAGTATAGCGTCTGACGTAATCA